GTATGCTGCCAGCAAATCGGCACTGCACAACATGTGGCAAAGCACTGAAGACATATTTGCCGGAACCAATGTACACATTGCCTTGATACATCCTCCCAGAGTCAACACACCAATGTTGAATGGTAGACCAGGTGCCAGTTTGGAGCCAGAATACATGGCTCAGGTCATGATAGATTTGACACGCACAATGAAAAGTCGTACACTACTAGAACTAGGAACTTAACAATGAAAACAGCATTTATTACAGGCATTGCAGGACAAGACGGCAGTTATTTGGCCGAACACCTGCTGGAACAGGGCTATAGAGTCACTGGCATCATTCGACGCAATTCAACTGTGGAGCATCAAAAGGATCGCATTGGCAATCTACCAGTGGAAGTGGAATACGGTGACCTAACTGATCAAAGCAGTCTGGAACGTGCACTGCGACTGTATCAACCCAATGAAATCTACAACCTGGGTGCACAAAGTCATGTGCGTATCAGTAGCGACATTCCACAGTTTACCACACAGGTCAATGCCTTGGGTGTGATCAACATGTTGGAGGCCTATCGCACTGTGGTTCCCGAAGCTAGATTTTATCAAGCTAGCAGCAGCGAGATGTTTGGATCCAGTGTGGATGCTGACAATTATCAGCGTGAGACCACTCCCATGCGACCGGTGAGCCCATATGGTTGTACCAAGGTGTTTGCCTACAACATGGTACATCACTATCGCAAGGCCTACCGGTTGCATGCGTCAAACGGTATATTGTTCAACCATGAGAGCCCGCGCCGTGGCTCAAATTTTGTGACCAACAAAGTGGTCAAAGGTGCTGTGGAGATTGCTCTGGGCTTGAGTAACCAGTTGGAGATGGGCAATATGGACAGTTATCGTGACTGGGGTCACAGCTATGATTATGTGCGAGCCATGCACCTGATTACACAACAAGACCAACCTGACGACTTTGTGGTGTCCACTGGCATTACTAGATCTGTGCGAGACATGTGTGAATATGTATTTGGACAACTGGGATTGAATTATCAAGACCATGTGATTCAGAATCCTAAATACCTTCGCCCAGAAGAACTGCCTTACTTGCGTGGAGACAACACCAAGATTGTCAAGCAACTGGGATGGCAACTCACATACACATTTGAAGCACTCATGGACGAAATGATTGAGCACTGGCAACACATTTACAGCCGACAACGCAACGATTAACATGAAAAAACTATTTACATTCGGATGTAGTTTTACCAACTATCGCTGGAGTACGTGGGCTAATTGTTTGGCCCCAGAATTTGATTATTTTGAAAATTGGGGGCAAGCCGGCGGCGGCAATCATTATATTTTTAATTCAGTAATGGAAGCGGATCAACGGTATTCATTTGGACCTGACGATACTGTAGTAGTTTGTTGGACCAGCATTGATCGAGAAGACCGGTACATACAAGACAGATGGCACACACCGGGTAATGCATATTTTGCCAAGACAGTGTATCATCCAGACTATCTTCGATCTCACATTGATGAGCGAGGATTTTTAATTCGCGATCTGGCATACATCAAAGCTGTAAAAACTTTGTTAGAAAACCGGCCGGGCATAAACTGGAAATTTTTAAGCATGGTAGAACTAATGGCTCGACCTGTTGCCGACGACAATGTCAGTGTTTATAGAGATGTTATGAGACTGTATTCAGATGTGCTAGATACTATTTTGCCTGGATACGACAAAACTGTTTTTTTAAACAACTGGCCTAAACCAGGAGATGATCCACATCCCAGTCCCGAAGAACATTTGGCTTATCTAGATGTAGTGTTGCCAGGTTGGGTGACAAAAGAATCAACTCGTGTTAAAATGCATGAGGAAAGTATTAATTTAACAAAAACCCCTGCACGTTCAGGAATAGCAAAGGTAAAAAGATTATGAAACTCAAAGTAAGTGAACTATTTTATTCAGCACAAGGCGAAGGTCGCTATGTAGGCGTTCCTTCAGTATTTCTACGCACGTTTGGTTGCAACTTTACCTGTTCAGGATTTGGCTGCAAGCCTGGAGAAAAATCCACAGAAGCAGACAAAGTGGCCAAGAAAGTTGAACTGTACAAGACTTTTGAAGAACTACCCTTGGTCACAACTGGCTGCGACAGCTATGCGTCATGGCACCCAGACTTCAAACATCTCAGTCCCACATACACTGCACAAGAACTGGCAGACCGCATGACTGAACTGTTGCCCAATGGTGTGTGGCAACAGCCCAACGGCAATCCCGTGCACTTGGTAATCACTGGCGGCGAGCCCTTGCTGGGCTGGCAACGTGCTTATCCAGAACTGTTGGATATTCTAGCCGAACGTGGTCTGCGGCATATCACATTTGAAACCAATGGTACCCAAGAACTCACTCGAGATTTCAAACAGTATCTGGCCAACTGGTTTGGTGAGATCACTTTCAGCGTCAGCCCCAAGCTGAGTGTGAGTGGCGAAGCTTGGGCAGATGCTATACGGCCTGATGTGGTCTGGGATTATGAATCCTACGGTGTGACCTATCTCAAGTTTGTGGTAGAAAAGCCTGCGGACTTTGACGAACTGGATCGTGCTGTGGCCGAATATCGCAGTCGTGAATTTGCAGGCCCTGTGTTTGTGATGCCTGTTGGCGGCGTGGTGTCAGTGTATAACGGCAACAGAATTAACGTGGCCGACGAAGCACTTAAACGTGGCTACTGGTACAGTCCACGATTGCATGTGGATATCTGGGGCAATGGCTGGGGAAAATAAATGTTCAACAAAATCAAAAAGTGGCTTGGCAATGACCGGCCTGCAGCAGGTGGCCTAGTGCCCCCAAAGCCTGAACCCAGGGCACCAAAAGCCAAGCCTCCGGTCAAGAGTGAGAAAGAGCTTGCAACTGAAAAAGGCGAGCCTTATGTTGCTATCTTGCGCATGGACGTTGACCCCGAAAACTTGCACCAAGGTGCGTTTGAACTAGACTGGAACGAAATCTTTATTGCTCGACTGGTCAAAGCTGGCTACATGATCAAAAAAGACGACACTGACACAGAAATTATGGATCGCTGGTTTCAGAACGTGTGCCGCCATGTGGTGATGGAAACTTGGGAACAAGAGCAGGCCATAAACAAATCAGGCATCTGGGTACGCAGCACTGACATTGGCAACGGTCGCAGCGAGGTATCATAAACATGTACAACGTCGAAGAGCGCATGCAAGAATTGGCACTACCCATAGAAAAACAAATCCTAATGTGCGACAATCGCGAAGAACTGCTGATGATGGCTTGTGTTATGATGCAACGTACTCGAGAAATTTTTGATCAAGAAATTGGTGAGGCAGGCAGAAAATTAATGTTTAAAGATTTAGTATGATATTTAATCACATCAAACAACTCAAACAAGACGGAAAGAAAATTGGCATCACTTTCTCAACCTTTGACATGCTGCATGCTGGCCACATTGCCATGCTGTCAGAAGCCAAGAACCACTGCGATTATTTGATATGCGGCCTGCAAACTGATCCCACAATTGACAGACCTGATACCAAAAACAAACCTATACAAAGCATTGTGGAACGACAGATACAATTGGCTGCTTGCCGTTATGTGGACGAAGTTGTGGTGTATCAAACTGAACAAGATCTCATTGACCTGTTGTTGATTCTGCCACTTGATGTGCGTGTGCTGGGTGTAGAATACAAGCATCAGGATTTTAGTGGTCGGTCCGAAGGTGCCCTGCGAGGAATTGAACTGGTATTCAACGGACGAGACCATAGTTTCTCCAGCAGTAGTCTACGCAAGCGTGTGGTTGCTGCCGAAAGTCACAAGGCACTGTCACACAAATGATCTTGTACGTTAATGGTTGTAGCCATAGTGCAGCCGCTGAGGCGTTGGTCAAATACGCCTGGTCATGTGATGACGGTGATCTATGGGGAACTGGAGCTGAGCCGCATCCTGCTAACCTGGCAGTTAGTTACGGCAAAAGAATAGCAGACGCCATGGGCATGGACTTGATATGTCAGGCCAGTTCGGGCGGCAGCAACGATCGTGTTATTAGAACCACCACAGAATGGATCAATCACAATCAAGAACAATTGGCAAATACGTTTGTAATTTTGCAATGGACCACTTGGGAACGAGAAGAATGGTTGCATAATGGCACATGGTATCAAGTAAATGCTAGCGGAATAGACACTGTGCCATCTGAACTACAAGAACGCTACAAAAACTATGTGGTAAATGTAGATTGGCCCAGTAAAACTCTTGATGCACATGATAAAATTTGGGCAATGCATTTGTACCTCAAACAGCTAGGCGTGCGACATTTGTTCTTTAGTGGCCACAGTACATTTAGTGATATCCAGGATCAACTCGACTGGGGCAAATACTACATGTATCCGTATGTTCGGGAAGAATCCTATCATAATTGGCTAATAAACAACGGTGGCACCTATGCCAATGCCAAAAGTTATCATTTTGATGCCAAAAGTCATAGACTTTGGGCTGAACGTGTGCTACAATACATTAAAGATAACCAACTACTAGGCACCAATGAAATACCTGCTAATCGACACGTCTAACATGTTCTTTCGTGCCAGGCATCAAGCACATCGTGCCAGTGACACATGGACCAAGCTGGGTTTTGCCCTGCACCTGACTTTTATGAGTGCCAACAAGGTTGCTCGTGATCTTGGAGCAGACCACGTGGTGTTTGCACTGGAAGGTCGCTCGTGGCGCAAAGACGTGTACAAACCCTACAAGGCCAACCGTGCTGTGGCACGTGGTGCCATGACTGAGACTGAATCCGAAGAAGACAAGATGTTTTGGGAGACTTATGATTTGATGACCCAGTATCTCTCAGCCAAGACCAATTGCAGTGTGATACGCTGTGCCACTGCCGAAGCAGACGATGTGATTGCTCGCTGGATCGCACTGCATCCACAAGACGAACATGTGATTGTGAGTTCAGACTCAGATTTTGTGCAAATGATTGCACCCAATGTCAAACTCTACAACGGCATCAATGAACACTTGTTTGCTGTGGACGGTGTCACAGACAATCGTGGTCGCCGCCTGGCATTCACTGTTGAAAGCAACAGTAAAATCAAAGTAGGCAAGCCTGACCCCAAGTTTGAAATACCTGCAGACTATCAGCATTGGGCATTGTTCATGAAATGTATGCGTGGCGACCCAGGTGACAATGTGTTTTCGGCCTATCCTGGTGTGCGAGTAAAAGGCACCAAGAATCAGGTGGGCTTGACTGAAGCTTTCAAAGACCGTGATCGCCGTGGTTATGCCTGGAACAATCTCATGCTTCAGAGATGGTCTGACCACGAGCAAGCAGAACACCGAGTGCTAGACGACTACGAACGCAACCGTACCTTGATCGATCTCACAGCACAGCCCGATGATGTCAAGGCCGCGGTAGATGCTGCCATTCGCGAACAAGTCAGTCACAAAGATGTGGGCATGGTAGGTGCACACTTTTTGAAATTCTGTGGCAAGTACGATCTTGTCAAACTCAGCGACCATGCAGATGCCATGGGTCGTTGGCTGAACACAACATACCAAGGAGTATTAAAATGATCGAAGCAAAACCAGTTATTCCCGACAGATACTGGATCCTCAAACAGGACAACCGCAAGGTTGGGCAAATCGAAGCAGATGAATCTGGAGTCACTGTAAAGATACAGAACCGTGTGGCCGGCTACAAAACCATCCGGATGGCTGGTCGCGAGGCCAATATTGAATTTACCAAGTTATCCAGTGTCAAGCCAGTCACCAACCAGGTGCATGGGTTTGAAGTCACCGGACGTGTGTACAATCCTGTATGGGATGTGAAACACCGATTGCCGTTGTTCACCCGCGACACCAAAAGCAAAAGCTGGTATGCTGCTGGATGGTACCGAGTCAAACAACATCGTGACTGGAAGACTGTGCAGAATCCCAAGTTGATTGCACTACAACGATATGACTATCAAGGCCCTTTTCACACCAAGGAACAAGCAAATGACAAATCCGTTTAGAGATCAAGAGAAATTTATGCGAGCATGTGATCAGAAAACTGATGCGTATGCAATTTCTCAGTACAAGATGTATCTGAATCTAATTGACGAAGAACATGCTGAACTCAAACAAGCAGTGGCAGACGACGACATGACTGAACAGTTGGACGCCTTGATTGACATCCTGGTGGTCACCATTGGTGCTATACATAGTGCTGGATTCAACGGCGAAGGTGCCTGGAAAGAAGTTATGAACACAAACTTTGCCAAGATTGATCGAGACACCGGCAAGGTGCGCAAGCGTGAAGATGGCAAGGTACTCAAGCCCATGGGCTGGAAAGCACCTGAGCTTACGCCGTTCTTGAAGAAATAATATACAGACTCAACGGAGAAATACCATGCGACTAATCAATGATGAATACGACGATTGCTGGGTCTGGGTCGAAGATCACAATGAAGATCTAGAACTCAGTCCGCATTTTGACTACGAAGAAGACGCAATTCAATGGCGTGATCAAATGCAACAGGAGATCAAATAATGAGTTTACACATCAATCGCTTTGTTGACAGCATCAAAGCACACGAAAGTCGTGGTCAAAAAGACTTTGTCATGAGCATGCGAGACGCCAAGGACTTGCACAGCGACATTACCAAGTTGTTGTTGACGCTGGAACAGTTGCATAACAAAGCACCTGGTGCCCAAAAAGACGAAGTAATTACCGTAGAACTCACTGGTGGTGGTTTTAAAAGTACATAGTTTATGTGATAAATAAATGTATGAGTAGACCCAAACCTCAAGTGTTGATTGAGAACACAAACAAGAAGACTTACAAAACTGAGCAGGTGCTGGCCAGCGAAGGCGTATGGGCAGTGTTTTATGAGTCAAAGCCTATCAATTTAAAAACTTCAAACATGCTGACTCAGTATCCTGGACCCAAGTACAAAAAAGTATCTTTTTCAAATCCAGGACATGCTATCAATCTAGCTCGCAAACTCAACACACAATTCAAAACAGACAAGTTCTCTGTGGTGGTGTTGACACAGGGAACCCAAGTGTTCCCCAATGCTGTCTAAACTAGATTATACCAGGCACATGCTGTCGCTGTTGCCCAGCGATCACGGTTTGAGTTTGGAAATAGCTTTAAAAGATTGGTGGCAAGATATTCGTCCCGACGGCGGCCTACGTTTGAGTTGCGAAGGATATCAAGTGTTCAAACAGCTGGGTATCGAAAGCTACGAATTTGATGTTCCTGTAGGTACACCAGCTAACCCGGGGCAGTTGGTTGCACTGAACAAACACTTGACTCATCCATACTTTATACAACTAGGCAAAAAGCCTCGCTTGGTATTTTTTGATGGTCGAGAAGCCAGTGCGTTTGCACTGTATGGGGACATTGTTAAATTTACCCGGGGCCTAAATAGAGGTTGACCAAAAACCCCAGATCGCTTATACTGTAATTGTAGTAGTTAGTGACCCAAGTGAAAGGAGCTCAAAATGGCAGAAGTCAAACTTTCCACACTGTACAAAGTCACAGTGACAGAATACGACTGTGGTGTGCAACGAGTTGACCCCGACGACATCCGGTATTTTACCACCCTGGAAGAAGCAGAAGCCTACAAATATCGCCAAGATTGTGGCGGCCCAGAATGCTACTGGCGTGCTAGCATTGAAAAAGTTGCATAAAAACAACACTTTTTAACCCCAAAAAGTAGTAATTTTGTAGTAATACTTTTCATGTGCAAAAACGGTTGACCAAAAACGCAAGATCGGTTATAATATACACATGAACACAAAAACACTAGCCCGTAAAAAGCGCACCGATCGTACTCATGTGATCTACATGATTGAGTCTGGCGCTGATTTTTACATTGGTGTTACTGCCAAGACCGAAAGCACTGTGAAGAAATCAGTGATCACTCGTTGCCGCAAGCACTTTTATCGCATGCGTTCTGAAGACAAGAGCTGGATGCTGTACGAGACCATGCGAGCTCGTGGCGTTGGCAAATTCACTGTGCGTGTGATGGCTGTGGTGCGCGGCAAGACCGAAGCCCACAACCTGGAGCGTGGTTTGATCCGCGATATGAAACCCAACCTGAACACAGATGTTCGTGGTGTTGCATAAGGAGTTGAAATGACAAAATTCGTACACATTGTTTATGTCCACCCCGTAGAACTGGGTGAACCTAACTTGACAAAGGTCAAGGAAGAAAAAGAGTTTGAATCA